CACCGACGTGCTCTCCATCATCATTCAGAGTTGGAACTGCTCCAAAACATCTGATAAACAAATTCAACCCATCAACAATCATCACTTTATCATTTACATCCTTTTTAGGAGTTTGTGATAAGTTATTAAACATTTCTCTATAATTAGATTTCGTGTCCTTCATCGAGTTGAGTTGTATCTGTATTTGCAGCTTCAGTAGCTTCTTTATATCCTAAGATATATGCATCACAGATTTGTTTATACATTTGTTCTTTTACCTCTGGTCTTTCTTCTAAGATTTTAGTGAAGTTCTTAGCTTGGAATTTAATCTCTTCTCCAGTTGATTCATCAACCCAAGTATACCATGCTCCACTAATCTGTATTAATTTATATGTTTTCATAGTATTCAACCACGAACCATATCTATCAATACCTCTATCAAAATAGATTTCAAAATCAACTGCTCTTAGTGGTGGGCCCATTCTATTCTTAATGACCTGTACTCTGGTTTTAATACCAACAGTTTGGTCAACCCCACCTACTTTAGAATTAAGTTTACCCATTTGTTTCATTCTCAATCTACAACTAGCGTGAAAACCTAATGCTTTCCCACCTGATGTAGTATAAGGGTCTCCAAAGGATACTCCTAATCTAACTCTAAGTTGATTTGTAAATACAACCAATATTCTCTCTCTACCAATAAGATTTGTAATCTTTCTCATTGCTTTTGAGATAATGATTGCTTTTTGAGTAGCATAACCCGCTTGGTCATAATCAGCTGCCATCTCTACTTTAGTAGTTGCTGCCGCAACAGAATCAACTACTATAGTTACCAATCTATCTTTATTAGTTTTTCTAATTGATTCAATAATCGAATCCATCGCATCAAAGATATCTTCTACTGCTTCCAAAGGTACATAAAGTAACTTTTTGGTATCAACACCTAATGCTTCTAAGAATTCTTGATTGATTGCGTTCTCTGTATCAATATACACTGCCATTCCACCCATCTTTTGAGTATTTGCTAATGTATGTGCTGCTAACAGAGATTTACCACTCGCTTCTAGTCCCGTAACCTCAACTATTCGTCCAACAGGAAATCCACCATTAGGTCGATTTGATATAGCTAAATCTAGCATATCATCTCCTGTAGACACCCACTCAGTTAAATCGGTGGGTGTCTGTTCGGAGCCATCAAGAAAGTAAGCTACTTTCGCCTGTCCTTTGAACTTTTTGTTAAGGTTATCTGCTAAAATCGATGATAATTCATCACGATTTGTTTTAGCCATTATAACTTATTTTAGTTGTTGAATAAATCCTCAAATGCATCTTTTACATCTGATTTAGGTGTATTACCTGCAGCTACAGGTGCAGCTGTTTGATTAGTGGTGTTTTGAGTAGGTTGAGATTCCTCTTCCTTATTATCATCACCAACAGAACCAGTTTCCATCCAAGTTTCTAATAAACCTTTCATATCATCATAAGTATATTTCTTAAACATACCTGGTAATTCAATTTGGTCTTTTACTGATTCTAATACAGTCTTATCTTCTGTAATAGCAGTTTGGTTTGGTTTAACTCTGATATAAGTTTCAGGATAGTTCTTACCTAACTCTTTAGCGGTTTTAAACTCAACAGTAATATCTCTACCACTAGTCGGGTCTGTTAAATCACCATAGTCTGGGTCTGCGAAGAAAGCAAGTAGTTCTTGATACACAGTCTTTCCAAATCCCCAAAATTTGATTCCCTCAGATTCCTCACCTCTAACGATAACAGGAACATAAGTTCTCATTTTCGGAGTAAGTTGTTTTGAAAGATTCCAATCGTTTCTATCACCAGTCGATTTCAATTGGTCAGCGAACTCTACTAAAGGGTCTGCTTCACCATGTGTTTGAGGTGATAGAATATTCTTACCACCAAAATTGTAGTGGAAAAATAATTCGATAAATGGATTTGATGGATTGTGAACGTAAGGAACGATTCTTACTTGTTGCTTGCCAGGTTTTGGCTTCCATAGGTTATCAGTCTTTGTAGTTTTCGTTTGTAGACTGTCCAAACGGTTTCGGATTGCATTTAAGTCAATTGCCATAATTTTACCTTT